GCGATTGATGGGCGCTGCGAGGATGAGCTGGATCCCTCGCGTCTCGACTTCGATGCCGGCGTTGACGATTTGGAATTCGCCGATCTTGCCGGTGACGCCAGCTTCCGAGATGTAGCGCTTCTCGTCGAGGTGCTTTTCATAGATGGCGCCAAGCCCGGTGATCATCGTGCGACCGATCGGCACTCCACTCGCGTTGATGGTCTCGGCGCCGATGTCCTCGGAGTAATACGACGCCGCGCCGGTCTGCGTGAGTGCGCCCGAGTTTGTCGAATCGGGCGACTCGTTGTTGAGGAAGAAGGCGCACCCCGCAAGTGTGCCGAGGAACGCCTCTTGGTAGTAGACGTGGTCGGGGAGTGCCGTCTGGAGCCGTTGGAACGCAGGATCAGCGAAGATCTGCGTGTTCGCCTCAGTGGGCAAGTGGCAATGGTAATAACCATCCGCGTGAGGACGGACGTTCCGCTTGCGAAGTCGACCGACAGCAGCGATCACGTCCTGCAATGTGATGATGTCGCTCGTGCCGATCGCATCGATCGAAAGACCACCGCCTGCCCGTTGTACATGTGGAGCGTAGGCAGAAATGACCGGCGTCCGGATGGGAACACCAACGCCGAGAGCCGCCGAGAGCTGCAACGTCCCGGGACCGTAGGGATCGTCGGGGTTGTCCGGGGAGTAGCCGATGACGTTGCGCGTACCGGTCACTCCGACGATCGAGATCGGCAAAGAAGTCGCGACAGAGACGGGCGCAGGTCGCACGGTCTGTCCTCGGATGACGACGTCGATGAAGCCATTGAGCGAAGCGACGCGGATCTGCGTATCACCCGCAAGTCCTGCTTGGATCATGTTCGTCTGACCGCTCAGGTATGCACGGAACAACTCGTTGCGCGGGATGCGGTTGAGCGACTGTCCTGCCTGCAAACCGAGCGCGTGGATGTTGCGCATGAAGAGGTCGGCGCTCGCGACGGCGCTCGTCGGCATGTGCGTGTCGATCGTCGCGCCATACCGGAGCAGTCGAGCGACCCACTGTTCCCAGTTCAGGGTTTGCGGGTTCGGATCGACACCGGGCGTGAGGGGTTTCGTCACGGGCACGAGAAGCCCGGGGCGAGTCATGAAGATTTCGGTGCCGGTGTTCGCAGCCCATTCCTCGTCTTGCGCTTCGGCGCGCCACTGGAGAGCGGGGAATAGACCGTCGTGAAAGGCTCGTTCGATCAAGCCTTGCTGGACGAGATTGATGACTGTCGGGGGAAGACCGACGTAGATCTGCGGTGTGGGCATGATGGGTCAAACCTCCAAGGCACGGAGCTCGGGTTTGACCACCCTGATTGACCGCCGGGTGTGCTCGCGTGAGTCGTGCTCGTGACGTGCCTACCGAGCGATCGATAGCACGACGGACAAGACGAGCTGAGGGGGAAGAGCGCGATCGAACATCGATGTTCGATCGGCTAGGTCACGACCAACCGCGGAGACCTTGTGACTTGAGGTGCGCGTCGAGCTCTGCTTTGTTCATCGAGTTTGCTCGACCGGGTCGAACGTCTTTGCCGTTGACCGTGCCCGGCGCTATCGGAGCAGGCGCAGGAGCCGGACGAGTCACACCGGGTTTGCCGATAGGACGACGGACCTCGGGCTTCTTTGCTGGCGCAATCGGCGGCTTGGGCTCCGTCTTCGTCTCTCGCGTCGAAGTGTCGGTAATCGCGAACTTCGGACGCTTCTCGACCCACTTCTGCATCCACCGCTCGACGTCCCGTTCGCCCATCGTTTCGAGCTGCTTCGGGTCGTCCTTTTCGATCTGTCGGACGTGCTGCTTGAAGTGATACTCGGCGAGATCGACTGCGCTCTCGTCGACGTACTTCGATGCAGCTCGACGAACGATCGCCCCTTGCTCCTGAGCAACCTGAGCGTTTTCGAGTTCGGCGATGCGTTGTTGAGCCGCAGCAAGCGCTTCCTGCGCCGTCTTGAGATCGGTCGTGAGTCGCTCGACCTCGCTCATCTGTGCGCGCTTCTGTTCCTCTTCGGCTTTCTTGAGCCGTTCGAGTTCGGCTGCCTCTTGCTGTCGTTGCGTCTTGAAAGCAGCGAGGTCTTTGATGCCGAGTTCGTCGAGCATCCTGCGCTGCGTCGCTTCGCGCTCACGAGCAAGACGAGACGCGAGACCTTCGTTGCCGAGGTCCTTGGCAAGAACGGGGCGACGAGCCGCGGGTGTTGCGGGAGCTGTGGGTTGTGCGGACGGAGCCGGAGAGGGCGATGCAGGCGCAGCGACAGACGCTCCGTCCGCCGTGCCCCTGAATCCCGTTGTCGCGGGCGGAGGTTGCGGCGTTGGAGTTGATGTCGTGTTCGGAGGGTTCGCCGCTCCCCCTGCCGACGTCGGTTGCGCCTGAATCGTCATCGTGTTTGTCCCTTCTCAGAGTGTCGTGACTTCGCCTTCGAGGTAGGCGTCGAGTCCCTTTTCGGTGACAACCGTAACCTTGACGCGTGCCGAAGTGACTGCGTCGGCGATTGCGAATTGAACCTGCGTCTTGGCGACGTCGAGGTTTGCTCGACCGGCAGCGGGTGAAGCGCCGGGCACGAGGATGATCTTCTTACCAGTCGAGCCACCGACGAGCACCTCTGCTTCCGTGAGCAGGATAAGCCCGCGCGCAACGATATTCGCCGGCATCGCACACACACCCGTCGCGGGATCGACGGGCAAGGTCGCTTCGAACGAGTCACCTCGATCGGGCAGGTAGAGCACGTCGACAGAGGTGATGGCATCGGCAGCGAGCACGACGATGTCGCCGTTCGGCGCAACCGCGATTTCGCCCGTCGCGGGTGTCACTCCGTAAAGCACGGGCGTGAGCTCTCCAGTCACACCGCCTGCGACGACGGTCGCGCGCACGATGCTTGCCGCTTTGCCGTCGCCCGCAAGACCGATCGATTCGAGTGTGCCGAGCTGATAGAGACTCGCCGAAGGAGTCTGTCGGCGCAGGTCTTGCGGCACTTGCCCACGGAGAAACGAACCAAGTTCGATGTCGCGGAAGTGATCAGGGAGTGTGTTGGGGTGGGCGCGATTGAATGCGATTTTGCCAGTGTGCTCGGACATGAGTCATCTCCTCGCGCCTGAGACAGCGGGGAGCAGCGGCGCGAACTGCCGCTCAGGAGCTTACTTGCCCGAGGCGAAATACTCGATGAGCCCGAGCCCCTTGGCTTCGACGAGCACGAGTGCGGTGCCGTCGGGGGGCTCGATGAGCAGCATGCCTTGCACGGACAGCTCAGACACGGTCGCATCGTCGAACGTAAGTCGAAGTCGGATGTTGCTTTGCGTTCGGAAGATGAACGTCAGCGCTTCCGTCACGATGCTCGACGCGCCGATGCCGGCAAGTGTGTAGAAGGCGATCGGGGAGTTGAGGTTGTATTGAAGGACGCCTGTTGCTGCATCGAACGACTTAGGCTCACTGAGGAGCGAGAGCGCCATCGTGCAGCTCGTCGCGGGGAACGCCGTCGCCGAAACGACCGAGGGTTGTCCTGCGACGAGCGTTGCCCCTTGTAGCGACTGCTGTCCCATGGCTCAGAGGATACATGTCGCGTAAGTAGGGGCGGGTTTCCCCCTACGTCTTCCGGTTGGCAATCACTGAAAGTGCTTGAGCAATCACACTCAGTTCGTCGACAAGGTCCCGTTCGTCGACGTGGGTTCTTTGATCAACTTTGCCGTTAAAGACGCACAGAGACAAGTGATCGCCCGGGTGACTCCGTTCACTTCCGTCGTTCTCGCCAACGCAGATGAACGATGAACCGGTATCGCTCGTGAGCTGCGCAAGGGGAGCACACGACGAACAATCACGAAGACACCGGTCCGGTAAGCGAATCGGCACGTCAGCCCGTGATGCGGAAAGGCGGGGGCTTGCCGGGCGTACCGACGCCGAGAGGATGACCGGGCTTTTCGGTCGGAGTGTTGAACGGGAGCAGGCCGCCCTCGGGCACGCTGTCCGGATTCACCATCGAGCGACCGGCGACTTGCTGCTGTTGATGGATCGTGAACGGGTCGCGCGGACGAGCGACGCTCGTGCCTGTGCCGTGCGGGTTCGTGATCATGTCGGCAGGCGTAGATGCGCTCGTCGACGCACCTCCTTTGCCGTTGCCGAAGGGGTTCTGCATGCCGTTGCCGGGCTTGTTCTCAGCCATCACGTTTGTCCTTGTCTTCGTCGTCAACCGACGATCTTGAAGGGTGGTTTGCCTGCATCGTTATACGTGGCCGACACGTCGGGCCACGGGATCTCCTCGCCGACTGTACGCGGAGCACCGCGCGGACGTTCGTGGTCGGCAGGAGCGTTCTCCCGATTGAGTCTGCTCATCGGGATTCCTTGGTCGCTTGACTTGCGCACGATCAACGGCGGAGCCGGCGGAACGTCGCGAGGAGCGAACTTGCCATCGGGCAGACGGGTGATCCCAGGGTCGCCCGGCAAAGGAGTCGTCTTGAAAGGCTTGCCCATGCGTTCAACCGTAGCGCATGCCTCGATCGAACATCGATGTTCGATCAGCTCTTGCCGAGTAGTTTCACGTCAACGGTGCTCATCTTGGGTCGAGCGGGCGGCGAACCCTTTCGCCCTTCTTTCGACCACCGGGCTGCAACTTCTGCATCGCTCTTCGGTTTGAGCTGTGCAGGAAGCGGCCAACTCATCCGATGAGGCACAACGATCTCACGGTCGTTCGGACGATTCGGAGGATGCTGGTACATGCCGAACCAAGACTCGAACGCTTCATCCGTTCGACGGATCTGACCGTGCACGGCGTAGCTGTCGGCAGCCGTGCGGTCATCGAACGTCGCACTGAGGATCTTGAGCATGTCCCCGAGTGACACTTGCGCTTGTCTGATCGACTCCCACCCTGCGCGGTTGTTCGCGTTCATGAGCTCGGTTCTGACGATGCGCTCCGCCCAATGTGCAGGAGCTTTCTGCAAGAATGGTGACTCGGCAGTGATGCTCTCGCGCACCTCTGCCCATGGCTTGCGCTCGATGAAGCGGAGCTGCAACTGATTCTCAAATCGCTCGACGACGGAATCTCCGTACCGGTCGAGCACACCCTTGCGCGCAGGGTGCTTGTCGTCGGTGAGGATCCGATTGAGCACGCTCGACTCTGTGCCGACAGCGACGCGGTCGAGCATCGCGGCTTCATTGAGCGCGAGCTTCTGTGCAGCGACACCCTTGAACTTCTTCTCGGCATCGTTCAGGTACTTGATCGTCGATTGCACTTGTTGCTGTGCTGCTCGCTTTGCACCTTTGAGGATGTTTGTTTTCATCCCCGCGCGTAGGTCTCTGAGCACATTGCGCACCTGAGCGAGCGTCACGCGAAGCTGCGTTGCGGTGAAGCTGTCTTTGCCAGGACCGCCGAGTCCTTCGGCTTCTCTGAGTCGTCGTACGAGGTCGCGTTGGGCTGTCGCGAGGAGTCTGCGGAGTCGGGATGGTCCGGTCTTCTCCGCGAGCTTTTGCGCACGTTCGCGATTGACTTTCAGGACATCGGCAGGGGAGGGTCGAACGATAGGCATGGATCGAACATCGATGTTCGATCAGAGCTGCGGTTGCTCTGTCGTTGGTTGTTCGGACAGGTTCGGTAGTGCCGGCGTCAACCCTGCACTGCCCATGAGCGCAAGCGCTTGCTCATCGGTGAGGTTGAAAAGGATTCGAAGCTGCCCGAGTCCCGCATCGCGGGGAATCTCTTCGGCGACCACACTCTTGACGATCGCGACGGCAGCTTGAATCTGCGCACCATTGAGCACCTGTGCACTCGTGATTTCGATGGGCTTACCTGTAACGGTTTCTGTCGCTCCGGTTTCGTCGAGCGCGACGCCTTCGGTATCGGACCGATCGGTCGAAGTCTCGGGCAGAGCCGACGCGCCGTCCGGCAGTTCATCGAGCGATTCCACCTGCCCGCCTGTACCGAGGAACATGCCAGCCTCTTGCTCACGAGCCTGCTTCTGTTCCTCTTGAATGCGAGCCCATTCGGCATCCGCATCGAGACCGAATTCCTTTGCCGCAAGACGGACGGTAGTCTCGTGCGAAAGCACGGGCTTACCACCTGCCGCGCTTTGCAGAGTCGTAACTTTCTGCTGTTTCTCCTGTGGAGTCGAGGGGAACGGGTCTCCCCATACGAGCGATAGACGTCCACCTTCTCCCGGCGAATGCTCGATAAACCGAATCGACTTTTCACCCGTCGGGTTGCCATCGTCATCGAGTACGTCTTCGGTCACGACCTTCTGCGGTAAGTCGAGCCCGTACGAGACTTCGATTTCTTCCCCAGTGTCGGGGTCAACTTCCGTCGTCGTTTGACTTGTGTGCCTACGCGCACTCTCGATCATCTGTTCGAGGAGACGCACGAGACCCTGCCCGTAGAAGTCGCGCATCACGCCCGCCCTCGAGAGCATTGGGTGATAGATGAGCTTCAGTGCGACGGACGATGTGCCGGCTGCTGCAATCGTATCCGGGTCGGGAGCGACGCATTGCGCGACACGGAGAGCGTGCGCTTCACGTCTGTCGAGCAGGTCGTTGCCGATCTGAATCGAGCTCCCACCCAATTCCATGTAATCGGCATCGCCGTCTTTACCGACGACGAGTGCATTGTCCGAACCCTTCTTCACCCCGTACCGGTTGACAATCTCGGGATCCATCCGGAGCTTCAATGTCGGGTCGAGATTGAGCGCAGCACCCCGAGTCGTGACAGATGACACGATGTCGAGCTTCTCGAGGTTTGGGTAAAGAGCGTGGTAATCGGGCAACCCGTCATAGCCGTGCTTCTTGGGGTTTGGCCAATTTCGAATCCAAACGAAATGGCAGAAGCCGTCTCCGTGCTCGTAGGTCTGCTCTTCATCGACGAACCATACGGGCGCCATTTTGCCCACCGGACACTCGACGAATGCGATATCGGCATCGGGTGTCCAATCTCGCCGACACCAAAAGAGCATCGTCGACGGCTGATTCTTGTTCGCCGGCATGACCGAACGCTCAATCTGATAGACGACCGTGACGTGCTTCGGGATGTTGCGAGAGACGTTCTCCCATTCGTGCACGTGGACGAAATAGGGCTGGTGGATCTCGACCTCGGGCTTGCCGTCGATGAATGCCCACGACAAGCCAACGGAGCCACACGCACCCCCTACCGTACGAGCGAGCGTTAACGTCGTTCGTAGTCCTGCTTCTTCGATCAATGCTTCGGCGAAGTCTTTCGTGTCATCATCGCCGGCAACCTCAACCGAAGGCCACAAGTCGGCACCGAAGATGAGTGCGGTGAAGCTGTCGACGATGAGCTTTGCAAGCCGATAGGGGTCATCGGGTCGGCGTTGGTCGAGCGGTACGTAGAAGGTCGGCAGACTCCCGCCGATGAATGGCTGCGTCCCTGCTCCCATCCCCGCGGGTGGAACAATCCTGCCGGAGAAGTCGAAGCGCTTACCGTCATGGTGCGTGCATTGGTAGAAGGCTTCACGGAATTGAAGATCCGCCACGCGGGGAGAATTCGCGAACGACTGCGGATCGAAGTCGGTGCCGAACGTCGTGCCGCGCATGCCGAAAGAGGACGGAGCAAAGACATCACCTTTCGCTGTCCGAATCGGCTGCGGAGGGATACCGGGAGCGACCGATGTCTGCACGCGCTGAGGGAATCGGTCGGCACTCATCGGACGATTCTCCTCGGTCGCATCCCTTCGGGGCGAGTCGGTCTATCCGGCGGCGGAGCGGGGGGAGCTGTTCGTGGTGGAGTGGGTCGAGCGATCAGCTCGGCAGCTTCGAACGCGATGGGTTGTTGCGTGAGAGGGATGTCGTCGGATCGAACATCGATGTTCGATCCGGGTTCGACCCACGCCGAGAGCACGGCGCTGACATCGCTCACTTCCGCAAGTACGCCTGCGACCCATCGCCTGATTGTGTGGAGAGCGCCGTTGTGCACGGCGCGAGAGTAGTCGTAGGAGAGAGATCAAGTGTCGGAAGGTTCGACGTTCGGAACGACGTGTTCACGAACGAGCGCAAGCGGTCGTTCGACATACTGCCTGCGAGCTTTGGCAGCCGACGGTTGCACCAACTGATCACTCTCGAAAAGCACGCGATCGCATTCGTCGATCTTCGAAAGCAACTCCCGCGCTCGCTCTTGGAATGTCTTGTCGCTCATCACTCGGCATGATGCGACTGCGTCACGGCGACCCACTCGACGGCGATCCCTCGTGCCGTCCCGTAGAGCGAGAGCCCAAGGTATCCCTCGATCGTCGATGAGATTTGGTGTTTACCGCGGATGATGTATCCGCCCCATCTGTCGGGCGAATCGAGAGCAGCAACGTCGATCGGCGAAGCATCGGAACTGAGCCCTGCGTTGATCGTGAGCCTTTGTGTCGAGTCGGTAGTCAGCCGCAGCGTACCGACCATGCTCTCACCCTTGATAGGCGAGATGCGCGCTGCCCAGTGCAGGTACTTCCGCTCCGTGTCGATGAACGTAACGAGCGGACAAGAACGACGTGCGAGCGTGCCCCCGTGCCCGATTGAGAGCACGTAGCCCGAGCCCCATCCCCTGCGCGAGTAGCCGTGCAAGGCATTGAGCCCCTGTCCGTAGAGCTCGACGTCATAGGGCAGGGTGACGAGCTGGTTTGCTTCGGCGTACGCGAAGTGGCGCGGACCGTTCAGGATGACGCCGTCGGTGCCGGGTTCGTGTGGATTCCAAACGAGGATTCGGTGCGTTGCCGCCATGTTGAAGACTCCCTTCGGGATGAAGCCTAACCCGTGCTTTGACATCGCAGAGTCGTGTTCATCATCCACTTCGGATCCATGTCGCAACCGAGGAACCTTCTGCCGTTTGCAAGCGCAGCCTCACCGGTCGAGCCCGAACCGGAAAAGCAATCGAGCACGATGTCACCCGGGCGAGATGACGCGAGCACGATGCTCTTCATCATCTCGATGGGCTTTTCGCAACGATGCTTCTCCTGTCCACGTACGGCGCGCACGGGGGCAAACCTCCAAACATCCGCGCAGAAGTCTTCCGTCGCATAGAAAGGACGACGTAGCCGTTCGTATTCCTCACGAATGTCTTCGTACGTGCGGACAAAGAACCCTGCTCCGAAGAGTCTTTGGAGCCATTCGTAGCGGGGTTTCGTCGGCAACTGCCAATACGCGGGAGAGAACCATCGAGCTGCCATGGGCGCGTTGCTGTTGTGGTCGGCAACCCATGCTCTGTGCACGTCGGCACGTCTCAGCTTCGATCGATCCAATTCGCCGCGGAAGTATCGGTAGATTGGCTCATGAATGAACCCATACTTTTCCGCGAAGATGATCCGTTCACTGTTTGAGAAGTAGCAGCGGAGCCTCTTCTTTTCGGCTCGACCAATCCGACCCAATCGATCAGGCTTTGCCCATGTAATCGTGTTGAGCACACGCAACTCTCGCCTTACTCGCTCCTCGATTCTGCCGGCATACTCGGAACCGGCGAAGAGATAGAGCGATCCGTTCGATGCAAGTACACGTTTGGTCTCAGCGAGAATGGTCAAGAGCCATCCGAGATACGCGCAGACCGTGTCGTGCTCCCAATCCCACGCTTCCTCGACGTGGCGATGATAGGGAGGATCGAGCAACGCGAGCGACACCGAACCGTCTGGAATGCGTTCGAGGAACGTCTCTGCTCGCTCGCATGCGACGTGGAATCGAGCTTTGCCCGAGAGGACATCTTCGATCGATGTTCGGGGGATGTAGATTCGACGTCGCATGCGGCACCATGATGCGAACTACGACCGGACCGGCAGACGAGCTCCGGGTTTGAGCGCAGGAACGATCCCCTTCGCGATGTACTGCCCGCGCCCTATCCGCTGGAAAGCTCCACTCTGGACGTTGCGCTGGCAAAGAGCTTGAACGTTCGAACGTTCAATGTCTGGATCGAGCCCGAGTTCTTTCAACCTTTCCGTGATGCCCGCGCTGTCAATCGGACCTTGAGTGATGACGATCGTGCGGATGCGATCCGAAAGGCACGGTTCCGGCGCGTACTTCGCCCAATACCGAACGACATCCGAACGATCGCTGAGACCCAGTTTCCGCGCGTGTTCTTGCAAGATTTCGGCAATATCGTCGCTTACTTTTGGCGCGTCAGTCGCGAGGGTATAGACGCGCTCTTTGCCGTCGTATTGCCTCACGATCACTCTTCTGCGGACCAACTCCCGGATCGCGTAGCGAATCGTTTGCATGGGTTCTTGAGGCATCCGCAGATGTACCTCTTCCGGCAAGTCGTCACAGACGAACGGACCGTCTTTCAACACCTCGAGCACGACGTCATTGATCGCCTCCGAGATTTCCTCTACTTCCGCTTCGTCTCTCGGGGCTCTCTCTGTCGCACGCCGACCGGGACGACAGAAGCGACCGCCTTTGCTGCTCCGCTGGTACGTCTCGATGACCTCCAAAGACTTGAGAGAGTTGATGAACCCGTCGGCTTGGCTGTAAGTCATGTCGTGCTTGGTCTGCAACATCCCGAGGACGTCGAGGCGACGTGCGTCGCCTCGTCCGACGAAATCCAAAACTGCGATGGTCTTCGGGTTGTCGAACGTTGAGCGCTCGGGCGTTTGCTCTTTGCCGATGGCGTAGACAACTTCGCCGTCTTCGATGACGCATCGGATACGCCCCTTGCGTGCGTACTCAGAGACGAAGCTCCGGATCGACTGAATGCTGCACTCGGGCATCCGTTCTTTGACTCGCGCCGATAGAAGGTGCTTCGCGATCGGTCCGGCTTCGAGAAGCTCGTCGATGACCTGAGCCTTCGTCTGCGTCCCGTCGGTGCCTGCGACGTCTCTCTTCGTCTCGTTCGATGCCTTCTCTTCTCGAGGTCTGTTCGGACGATGGATCTCAACCTCGACGAAACGCGCGTTTGCTCGTCGAGCCGTGTCGGTCGCTACCTTGGCGTCTGCATCACGACCGACGTCGTGCTCTTCATCTTCATCGTCGAGTCCCGCACTCTCACAGATCGCCGCGACCTTCGCGACCACGACCTGCACATCTTCGATCTCGCTATCCAAGTCTTCTCGCTCTCGGTAGAGAGATTCGAGGTACTCGTCTGCGGTCCTGCGCAGCGTTCGAAACTCGTCGAGCTTGCCGGTCAACTGTGCAAGGAAGTCCACCCGTTCGCGCCGTGATCGATCCATGGTCGCCGTCCTTTCTGTCTCCGTCCAGATGTCTCTAGCGCATCATGCGCCAGACGTCAAGAGGATGAGAACGGCTCCTCGACATCGATCGAACATCGATGTTCGATCGACTCTTACCGACCGGTTGCCCGCCTGTGCTCGCTCAAATATCCCTGTGCGAAACGGACATCGGGTTCGGGCGTCCCGGGCCTTGTCTGTTCGAGGATCGTCTTGATCATCTCTCGCGAATTACGAACGTCAGGCGGGAGGTCCCAATAGCGCTCTCGCCCTTGCCCTTCGTAGTCCGTCGGTCCGTACGCAGCACGGAGAGGTCCGCTGATTTCGTGTGGCTTGTCTTTGATGATCGCGATTCGACGCCGGGGCATGTCATCAAGATGCGTCAGCTCAACAAATGTTTCGTCACCCGGACGTCGCATCATCGAAGTATGAGCACGATCGACAAGCTACTGATCGCTGTTGCTACCGCGAAGATTTACACCCCCGATGCCGAAATTAAAACCGGCTTGGAAGAATGCCTGATTCTCCAGGTAGACGGACTGACTCTGTTGACAGCAGACGCAAAGCGTGCCCTTCGCGCGGCAGGCTGGGAACATCGCTACGAATCCGACCGCGAACCCAGCGATGACACGTTCTACAACGAAGATGAACGATTCGGTGACGGAAGTGGTTCGTGGTTCCTCTCTTGGTAATCAACACATCTCGCCTTCGAACGTAGAAGCCTCGTAAAGCTCTCCGTCGGTCTCAGGCTCCTGCACGTCGCCTTCGAACCAAAGCCCTTCGTAAAGCTCTCCCTCAGTCCAGCAATCGGCACTCACGGCAGGCGCTCCGGATGAGCGAAGACGGTGAGCACCCGACTCCGCCCGACGAGCTCCCCCGGACCGAGCGTCGTGAGCACGCGAGGTTCGATCACGATGTCATCAGGGATGGGCACGTCACCGTCTTGCAGAAGGTGAACAACCTCGACCGACCGAGCTTGCTTATTTCGAAGGATCGCACTCCACTCCTCGATCGGTCCCGTGCCCTTTGCTCGACGAAGAACGAACCTTGCAAGGGTCGAGCGAGTCAGGTCGATGCGGCTGCTCCGAAGCAGGTAGACGACTTCATAGGGCGCCTGAGCGCCGGCAGGGATGCGAGTCGGATCGGGCATAGAGAGAGGCTACCGGGGATCGAACATCGATGTTCGATCGGTCAGTACACGAGGCAAGCGAGGAACGATTCAAACGGCGTGGGGACTGGTACAGAGAGCACGGTCGCGAGTGATGCCAGGAACGGGTGAATCCTCCGAAGCTCCCCCGTCTCGGGTGCCCACGGAAAGACGCCATCGAATGCAGTCCGCCCGAGGTCGAGAACAGCGGGCGGATAGGTCACCTGTCCGAGCACGACGCCGCTTGTGTCGATCTGCGTGAGCATGGTAATGCCGCCCAGGCTCACACCCGATACCCACAACTGCCCATTGAAGAACTCAACCGAACGCGGTGTTCCGACGTTGCCACCAGTCAAGTTCACCATCGATGCAGTCCAATCCAATCCGTCGAAAGTGATCCGGTAAATGGCAGAGGAATCGCCCCCGACGACCCATACGGTTGTCTCGTTCTCGACCGCACACGCGATTGGAGAGTCGAACTTGATACCCACCGAAACGACATAGCTCGTCACGTCCGTTGCATCGACGACGAATAGTCGTCCTTCGATGGGCATTCCGACGACATTTGCCGGAACGAACACCTTACCAAATGCAGCAGCGATCTCCCGAGGTTCGAAGTTGTCGACGCCATCCGTGAGCGTCCCTGTCCCAAATGGGATGCCGGTCGTTTGATCGACACGGGCAAGCAGTGGTGTCGATTGAGCAACCCATAGCTGCTTCGTCACGTCATCGAACGCAATGCCCCTCGTGTTTGGGTATTCGTACGTGCTTTCGAGGACGAGCGCGACGGGGTTTGCATCGGGGTTGAACGCATAGAGCCTGTGAAGTCCTCCCCCTGCCACTGTCCAAAACTTCGAACCACCAACGATGAAATCGACAGAGTTCGTGCATCCGGACACGAGCAGGTCGGCAGACTCGGTCCCGGAGTGAAGATCAAAGGCGCGCACTCGTGCATCGAGACCCGTTGCGCTGATCGTCCACACTCGCTTGCGCAGAGCGGGAGCTGGAGGGATAGGCTGCGTCTTGGCAAGATGCACGGAACGCACTGCCGATTGAATCTGCGGCGGGAAAGGATGCAGGTGAAGAGGGAGGTCGTCACCGTGCTCGACGAGAGATGCGACAGTGCGGAGCTCGGGCACCTCGACCTCGAGATAGATGGCAAGCACTTCGAATGCAGGAAGGGGCAAGCCTTGCCTACCTGCGTCAACACTTTCGAGCAGCTCTTCGAAGCGACCGACTGCCGAATCCGTCTCTCCGAGCAGTGGACGGAAGGCTGTGCTGAGTGCTTGTGCTGCGCCTGATTCGGTCTTGCCGAGGGAGGTGATGAAGGAGAGCAGTGCCATGCCGTGAGGCTACCGGGGATCGAACATCGATGTTCGATCAGTCGAGCAGGTAGCAACTCGTGTCGACGCAGTAAGCGCAGGCATGCACTACCGGAAGGCACGTTCCCGGAGTGCCACGACGGCAACACGGGGCCGTTGTCGTCGCATCGACACACGACTCGCTCTCGTCCGTGCAAGCCGCTCCGCAGCCTCTCACGTCGATATGTCGGCAGTGCGACACGTAGCACTCATCGGCTGTACACGGATCGCCATCGTCGCAATCCGCAGACGAAGAACAGGTGTCCACGACCCGAGCATCACCACCTTGCCCGCCGCCTTCTGTCGATACATCGCACGGAGAAGGAGTGAAGCTGTCCGCATACGGTGCGCTCTCGCAAGCTGCAAGCAACCCAAACACCACTACCCAGCGACTATTCACTGCCTTCTCCTTCTTCCCAACCGATTACTTGTGCACCGTGAGCTGCAACCGTGATCGCAGCAGTCGAAGCATTGATGAGCCATCGCAGAACCACTGTCCTTCCTGTCGCTCCGGTGACAGGAAATCGACCCGATTCATCTACAGGGAGGATGAATCGCATCGTTGTATTCAGCAAATAAGCATCAGCGCCCACGCCTTCTCTGCCCAAAGGACATGCAGTTCCTCCGTGTGCCCGGCTTTGCATTGTCGCAAAGCTGCCATCGGGTCCACCGGCATAGCCTTGGTTGTATATCGACCCGGACGCATTCGGTCCGGCGATCGTGAACGTCGCTCCGAAACGCACGGTGACAGCTCTTGCATTCTCAGGGAATCGTCGACCGGTCGGCAGATACGTCCAGTCCGCTTGCTGATTCGTCGAAGTCGCACTCGGAGCATCGAAGATGTCGTTTGCCGACACCGGCGTCGTCACTCCCTTCTCGATGTTCACTCCGAGAATCGTCGGCGTCGCGTTGGTCCGCGTGACGAACGCGATCGTGCCCGGACTGCCTCCGACGTCATTCAAGCCAAAACCAGAAGGCACGCGCACAGCTCCGCTCGGATTGCCATTCGCATCACACGGAACAGCGGACAGCGTGAGAATTCCACGTTCCCGAGGGCGTCTCGGTTGTCCGAGGATGGGCGGTGTGTATCTGCGCCACCCTGGCAATCCGAAGGGGAAAAGGTAGTAGAGGTAGTAGAGCGTGTTTGCGACGAGCCCGGGGAACGCCGTCTCCTGTATCGATGCACTTGCAATGTCGATGTACCGGTTGGTCGTTGCCGTGCCGAACGTCGCCATTCCCAAAGATCCGCCGACTCGATATCCACCAAAGCTCGTGTCGATTCGGCCATAGACGCGCACCTCACCGGGAACAGTGGCGATGTCACTCCAGACCTTCCGGTATGTGATTCGGCTCTTCCGGTAATCGTTCATCGGCGCCTTGACTCGCTCGGCTGCCAATGGTCGGACATCCCAAAACGTCACGGTGTCATTCGTCGTCGAGCCTGCGGGAACCGAAGCG